ACAACGCATACAACGGCCGTGAAGATGGGAAATGGAGTATTGGGTAGTATTACCATAAATACAGCAGATGCTCGTGCTATAGGCATTTATGACTCAATTAGCGCTACTGCAACAGGACAAACACTTATTGGAGTTATAAAAGCAAGTACAGCAGAACAAACATTGATATATGACGTAGCTGTAGTAAAAGGAATAGTTCTTGATGTCCCAGCTTCATACGCAGGTTCAATGACAGTTACATATAAATAAAACAATGAAAATTATTAGTCCATCAACAATCTTACCTCTAGTATATTTGATTCAGGACCACACTGATGTAAATACTTACTATGTTCAAGTCGTTGTAAAAGATTCAAGGACTGGTTCTATTTTGCAGACTATAAACTTGACAGATGGAGGTAATAGACGATTTACTGGAAATTATTCAGTACCTACAACAGAAGATATGTTTTTAGATATCACGACTTCTGTATATTCTGATGCGGGATACACAACAAAAGCACAGGATAAATATGAAATTCTTGATCAGTACCAAGTAAAAACTCAATGGGGACTACAATTTGGTGGAGTAGGTGGTAGTGGTCCAGGAATAGACTACAAAAAAATTAAAAAGATGATTGATGAATCTATTTCAAAAATTGAAAAGCCTGAAAAATATGATGATTCTTTGATTTTAAACAAATTAAATGGTCTCAAAGAGGCTATTTCAATGATAGAGATGCCGGATATGACAGATATGAAGCCAAAACCAGTTGATTTTTCTCCAATTATGACAAAAATGCACGAACTTTCAGGAATTATTGCTGAAATAAATGACAATGCAAGAGAAATAAGAGCAAAGGAGTTTCCAATTCCTGAATCTTTTGACTATGAAAAGATAACTTCTGCTATTGAAGTTTTAAATAAAAATATATTTGGATTGACAAAACTTACAGAAACAAATTCAAAGATAAAGAATGAAAAAATTGCTGATGTTATACCAAAAATTCAATCTTCTCTTGCAGAAATAAACAAAATGCTAGTTGAATATGACATAGTACCTGATACAAAAGTATCAGAAAAATCTTCAATATCTGCTAGAGCAAGAAATTTAATGGGTAATAAAAAATAATCATATGAAAAATATATCTAAAATTTTAATAAGTTCATTGATTCTTACAGGATTTTTGGGTATATCAAATGCTCAAAATATTCCAAACATTCCTGTTAAAAATTTCTTGCAACTTCAAGATACACCGGATTCATATTCAGGACAAGGTGGAAAAATTGTTACTGTTAGCACATCATCGGGAGATTTAGTTTTTACTTCAACCTCAAGTCTTGGAATATCTGTTGATACAACAAATTTAATACCATACGCCTATGCTTCATCAACGTTTGCAACTATTGCAAGCTCATCACAATGGACGACAAATGGAACTTCAATTTATTACAATGGGGGAAATGTTGGAATTGGAGATGTAAATCCAAGTAGTCTATTTCAAGTTGGCTCTTCTTCTCAAAGTAGGTCTTTTATATCAAAAATTTCTACAACTACTTATGGATTCCAAAATGCTAGTATTTTTCAG